AGCCGAGCCGCCGGCGAGACCGGCGGGGAAAAACGACGTGTTGGTCGAATCAAGGCCGAGAATCTTGAAGCTGTTGGCGTCAACAGATTCGATCTTGTAAACCGAATCGTTCGCATCTTCCCAGCCGCTGGAAAGCATGATCTCATCGCCAGTCGTGTAGCCGTGCGCGGTGCAGGTGGCAACGGCCGGATTGGCGTTGGTGATCGCGGTGATGGTCTTGGCTGCGGCCAGCGTGTTGGAAAACTGCTGGCTGGAACCTTCGGGCAAGCTGTATGCCATGGTTGGTTTCCTTTCAAGGCCCGCAAGGGCACAAAAAAACCCGCTTCGATCAATCTCTGCGGGCGGTGGTGGGAGCCCTTTGCGGGCACAAAAAAACCGCCCGAAGGCGGTTCAGTTGCTCGTTACGAACGACTTAGCGGTCGCTCCAAATTGAATAGCGCTGAATAGCGCCGTAAAGTCCGGTGTCTTCCTCGTGAAGGGATGCCGGCTCGCCCTCTGGCGTGGCGACGAATGCGGGCGATGCGGCAACGGCAGCCTCGATGGCGCGCGCCAGCGTGTTTGCCTCTTTGCGGGTGGCAGACCAAACGTTGATCTGCATCAGCGTGTTGCGCTTGTCTATGGGCGTGTTGGCCAGCGTGTAGCGCGACTCCCCGCCCAGGCTCTGCCACGTGACGTAAGGCGGCGCAATGTCCTGCGGCGCAATGTCCGGGTACGTCTGCGCGCACTGCGTTTTGAGCAGGGCAACAAGATCACCTTCCAGTTGTTACCTGTTGCAAATACCGCTCTTTGATCGCCTGACGAACCTGCGTCCTTGTCTCTGTCACGGCCTTGCCGATGAACGACCGCGCCGGGGCCTTGCTGGTGCCGAATTCGACCATCGCACCGTAAGGGGCCTTGTCCGCATTCCAGCTGATGTGATACGTGCTCACATCTTTATAGCTATTGGTCTTGCTGTAAACCTGATAGATCGAGTCGCGCAGGTTGCCCGGTGCATAAGGCCCATAGACCTTGTGCGTGCCGTAAAACTTGTGCGGCCTCTTGGACACGGGCGCGTTCAGCCGCGCCGCGTCATAGATGATCTGTGCACCGGCCTGCGCCGCTGGCCGCGTTGCTTTTTGCAGCTCGTTCGTGGTCGCTTGCAATTGCTCTTTGAACTGCGCGACGTTCATGTTGATGCGCATGCCCATCAAATACGCTCCACACAGTCAAACACCAGCCAGCGGCCGGCTTCGTCAATATTTCGCGGCAGGCCGATCACGTCGAACTTCCGCGCGCCGTACGCGATGCGCCACGATCCGATTGCTGCGGCCAGTGCCGTGCTGTGACGCACCGTGATGACGTGCGTCTGACCGCTTTGCATTTGCGATGCCGCAAGGCGCTCACTGCTGCCCGTGGGGCGGATGGCGGCCCACACGGTAGCCACATCATCGAAGCTGCCGGGCACGGGCTGGCCGTAGTCATCAACGGCGTTTCCGGGCTTTTGCAGCGTGATGCGCTTGGTGAGGGTGCCGGCTTGCATCAGTACACCTTGAACCGGTCAAGCAGCGAATCAGCGAAGCGGTCAGACAGCGCGGCCACTGACACACTGGTCTGCACGCTCTCGCGATTCGCGTGCAGCGTCCCGATGGTCAGCAGCAGCCATGCCTTGATGCCGTAGGGCACGGCGTCTTGCTGGGCGGCTTCATTGCCTGCGCTGTAGCCTGCGGTGTAGTTGATCCACACCGAACCAGATCCGCCGCGCACGGCGGGCCATTCTTGGCCTGGCACGAGACAAATCTTGTCGCCAGCCAGTTCATAGACCGAACTCGCCCGCCTCTGCGGGGCGCCGTCTGCGTCCTTGTATTGCACCGATTGCACGGCCTGCACCTGGGGCCATGGCAAAGCAATTTCGTCGGCGAAGTCGTCAACCGTCAGCTTCCACGCCTGGGCCATGAGGCTGCGTCTGGTGATTTGCTGGCAGGTGTCCACGGCTGCGCCGATGAACGCCGCAATAAGCGCATCCTCGTCCGTGCCGTCAACGCGCAGGTGCAACTTTGCCTCTGCGGTCGTCAACGGCAGGTAGGCCGGTGGGGTGGTTTGGGTGACGATCATGGTGTCCTTGTGATCTGCAAAGCGCCCTCCGAGGAAGGCGCTTCACGCATCAGACGGCGCCAGCCAGGGACAGATGGCCCTTGACGATCACCGCGCCAGCGGCAATCGAGGTGCCGCTGTTCTTGGTGATGACAACGCGCACGTAGCGCTTTCCACCGCGATACCCGACCGCATACGACGTGTCGGCGGCCAGAGTCGCAGGGAAGGCGCCCAGCAGGTCGTCCCCGCTGGCAGCGGCGTCGCCTGACAGGTCGGACGCATCGCCGTGGCGCAGGCTGATGGTGTAGTCACCAGCACCGGCGATGGCGCCCGTGTTCACGATGACCGTGGCAGAACCGGCGCCCTGCAGGTCGATGATGGATGCGTCTGCCTTAGTGGCGGAGTGCACAGCGGGAGACAGGGCGAGAACCGCCGTGATGTTGTTTTTCAAGTCGGACATGGTGGTTACCTTTCAATGAAGTGAGCAGGCCGGGTTGCCCCGGCCCGTTGGCTTAGGCGGCGGCGAACTTGAGGAACTTGACGGCTTCGAAGGAGCAAGCTCCGGCTCCGGTGCGCTTCGTGGAGAAGAAGGGGATATAAGGCTTGGCCGTGTAGGGGTCGCGCAGGGTGCGCACGCCGATGCGGTCCACGATGGTGTACGCCTCGCGGAAGTCACCGAAGGCCAGCGACAGAGAGCCCGTGGTGATCGCCGGGATGTACTGGTCAATCCGCACGGGGTAGCCCAGCAGGCGGTCGGGTTGACCGGCTTGCAGGGATGGCTCCCACAGGTAGCGGTCGCTGGTGGCTTCCTTCATCTTGCGAATCTTTGTCCGCACCTCGCGGCGCATCACGAACGATGCGTTTTGCAGGTACTGGTCCTTGAACGCACCGAGCAGGTCTTGCAGCGGGTCAGCCTTGGTGGTGTGGAAGTCGCCATTGGCGCCGGTCAGTACATGCTCGAAGGTGCCCCAGGCACGCGAGCCGTCGCCGGTCGCGGCGGTGGTGTACGTAGCCAGGCCGCGCGGTTGGCCGACGCCGTTGCCGTTCCAGAAGGCGTTACCTTCGACGCGGGCGAACTTGTCCGCCACCTTGTCGGCCAGCCAGGCTTCCACATCGGTAGCAGCGTCGTCGATCAGCTTCTGCGTGACCTTCGGCTGCGCGTACATCTCGTGCGCCTCGATGCGGTACTTGCCGACTTGCGGGGTGTCGGTTTCGTTGCGCGTGCCCATTTCGGACACCCAGCCAGCATCGGCTTCGTCGTTGTCCACGATGCCTTCCAGCGCGTCGGTGCTGATGGTCAGCACGTTGGCAAGCTGGCGCATGGTGGATTGTTCGTACACCTTCTTGACCATGCGGCCAACGGTTGGGGTCGGCAGCAGGTAGCCGCCATCGGGGTCGGAACCGGCAGACAGGGCTTTGCGCTCATCGGCGCTCAGGCGCTCGATGTCGCCATGGCGCACCAGCGAATAGAAGGCGCTCTTGTACTGCGCGTAGGCGTCCACGGACACTTCAGCGGGAATGCTGCGGCCCTTGGACTGGAAGTCGGCGCGCAGCATGGCGTTCCATTGCTTGCACTCGGCCTCGGTGTTTTCGTCGCTCTTGGATGCGCCGGGGCGCTGCGATTCGAGGACGAACTTGTCGAAGTCGGCCTTCAGCTCGGCCAGCTTGTCCATTTCGTCGCTGAGCTTGGCCAGTTTGGCTTCCAGATCAGCGACAGCCTTGCCTTCGGCCTTCGCCTTCAGCAGTTCGTCATTGGTTTTCTTGTGCTCTTCCCAGGCTTGGCCTTGGGCTTCGATCAGTTTCTTGATTTCGAGAATGTCGGACATGATTTGCCTTTCATTGGGCGTAAAAAAACCGCCTCTAGGGCGGTTTGCGGTGGGTGACGCTGGGGATCAGCGCGGGATTGCTGCCTCGCGGCGTTTGACGGCCTCGTACAGCTCGGCCAGCTCTGCACTGCCAGCGTCCCGCATGGCAATCAGGCTTTTGAAGCCTTGGTTGATGACAACCAGGGCATCGCTTCGTGAGAGCCCAGCGTCCCGCGTGAGCAGCCTCTCGAAATCTCGTTCTGTCCAGTCGTTTTTGACGGACTCGACCCGCGCCTTGCCGTTGGCGGGGCGCGTGACAATGGACACTTCGATCAGGTCGATGCGTTTGAGCTTGCGTTTCGGGTCTTCCGGCTTGCTGCGCGGCTCCCATTCCTTGGCGATGTAGCCAATGGACATGCCATCAATCGCGGGGCGTGGGCTCATCTTCATGAGCTTGTACATTTCCAGGCCGCGCGGCGTGTCTGCCAGTTGTCCGGTGACTTTCAGGCCGTGGCCGTCTTCGGCAAAGTCCGTCCAAACGCCGATGGGCGTCATGTCTTCGGCGCTCATCTGCCATCCGCCATGCTGGGACAGCATTGCAGGCCAGGGCTGATTGCCAGACTTCACATCGGCCAGGAATTTCGAGAACGCACCGGCCTCGATCACGTCGCCGTAGCTGTCCACGTTGCCGAACACCGCGCCGTATCCGGTGAAACTCATAGCCTGCGCGCCATCGTCGGCGGCAAACTTCAACTCACGCAGGTTGCAAGTCAGGTTCTGCATCTTGGTCTTCCTTCGGCGCCGCGTTGCTGGGCACGTTGGTGGGCTTGGGCAGCAGCGCCGCGTCGCCGCCCATGGGGTTTAGTTCTTCCAGGGCGCGCTGTCTGCGCCTGGCATGGGCGTCGCGCATCTTCTGGCGGGAAACCTCGTCGTGCCGATGGCCAAGCGCATGCTTGTTCCCAGCCAATCTGGCCAGATGTTCTGCCGTGTGGGACTTCCCGGCAAAACCTTTGTCGCCCGGCTTAAAGCAGATACCGGCTGCTTTCATCTTGGCTACTGTTTCCGGGCTTCGCTTCACGCCTTTGCGTTTTGCGGACATCTTCGCCCTTGTCTCTGCGTTCGGAAGTAGACCGCTTGAACCTTCACCACCATCGGTAGCGTTAGCCAGGCGGAATCCTTCCGCCCGAAGCTGACGAATCGTCGAGATTTCATCTTTAAGCGCTTGATGCTCAGATTCGCATGGAAATACGAAAATTCCGATGTTTTCCGCGCCGTATTTTTCAACTACGGCCCGATGGTGCGCGTTTCTGCTGCGCTTCAAATCGTGGCTGCGTTTGCTGTGCCCGCGCCCATTGCAACCTTTTCCGACGTAGAACGGCGTTCCGTCCGGTTTGCAGTGAAGATAGATGTAATACTGATTCACGGAGTGGCACCTGGGACCGGGGGGTTCGCACCACCAACATTGGTTGCCACCGGCAACACAGCGGCGGCGCCACCCATTGGGTTCAATTCCTCAAGCGCTCTGACCTCATCGGCGGTCATCCACGCCGGAGCGCCGCCAGCGCCTAGGGCCTTCGCGAAATAATCGCTGCGGTCCTTGTGCGAGCCGCGCATCAGACCGGCGGCGTTGAATTTGACGAAGTAGCCATCGGCCACTTCCTTTTCATTGAGAAGGTTGCACTCGGCGGACTGCTCAATGCGCTCATACCAGGGGCTGAGCGTGTGCACCACGTGCGCAAGGAACATCTGCTCTGCGCTGGCGTAGGTTGCGGCCTTGTCGCTGTACCCGGCCATGATGGGCATCACGCGGAAGGCGCGGCAGATTTCCTCGATCTGGTGCTTGCGCGTCTCCAGAAGCTGGGCATCGATGCCGGTCATGCTCTGCGGGTGGAACTTCGCGTTTCTGTCCAGCAGCTTTGTTTTTCCCATATTCGCTGCGCCGTCGAATTCCTTCTCCAGCCAGGCACGCATGGCCTTGTATTGCTCCGCGTTCAGCGTCCCCTCGACCGAGTAGGTGCAGCAAATCGCAGCACCGTTCTTTTGCATTCGGGCCTGAGACTCTTCGGCAGACATGGCTAGCCCGATGGCTTCGCGGGCCATCTTGACAACATCCAAGCCGCTCACGGCGTCCCAGCTGGGGCCGCGCCAGTGCCAGACAGCCTCTTGCGGAACCGTCATGGTCTTGCCGCTGGGGGCGGTGATCTGGTATTCCAGGCTGTAGTCGTCCTTTTGCTTGCAGCTCACAGCGCCAGGCGGGAACGGGATCAGCTCGCGGACTTCACCGCGCACGCGGTTGATGAAGGCGTAAGCATCGCCGGTCATCACGCAATGAATGGTCATGGTTTCGCGCAGCTCGAAGCTGGTCATCCATCCATTCGGCTTGCGGTGCAGCACGCGATAAAGCGGGTGATCTGCGGCTGGCATGATCTTGTCGCCCACCTGCCGGTAAACCTTAACCGGCACCTGGGCGACGCCTTCGGAAATGACGCGCACGCACGACAGCACAGCGGGCACCTCTAGGGCGGACTTGTGCGACACGCTCGCGCCGCTTTTCGTCCCCATCCACCCGGCCAGCAGCCGGAACAAGTCGAGCGAGTGACGAACCGAGCCGTCCTCGTTCGACTTTCGGCTGAAAGGCCAGAATTTCATGCTGTGAGCTCTTCCCAGAATGATTTTTCACCTGCGCCTGTTGTGTTGACCAGCCCCGCCGCCATCACAGCAGCCACGGCCAAGTCAATGCGCCCCGTCGCTTTTTCCTTGGACAGCTTGCGGTTCTCCGCGCCGTCCTGCTCAATGACTGCGTTGCTCATGCACCAGTCCAGCACCTTGTGCCCTGCGTGCGCAATCTCGCCATTGAGCAACATGCGCTCGAAGGTTTCCAGCGCGGGACTAAAGTCCTTGTAGCCCTGCCCGACCGGCTTCATTTCCGGCAAGCTGATCCCGTCATCTGCGGCCAGCGCCATCAAGTCCTCGATGCGCCAGCGGTCGTAACCCACGGCGGTGATCTCGAAGAAGTCGCACATGGCGGACAGCTTTTGCAGGATGACCCGCTTGCTGATTGCCCGGCCTGGCGTCGTGTCGAGATACCCCTCGGCCTTCCACTGGATGTACGGCACTCGGTCTGTATCGGCCTTGCGTTGCAATTCCACTTCAGGCAGCCAAGCGAACGGCACCAGAAGCCACGGTTCACCCGCCTCGATAGGCTCCACAAGAAAAACCAAGCCCGTCAAGTCGGTGGTGCTGGATAAGTCCAACCCGGCCACAGCACGGCGCCCGCGCAAATCCTGCCAGTCAAAATCGCGTTGCGCACCGCGCCACACTTCGCCGCTGATCCAGGGGCTTTCCGCGTCAGTCCACTGGCAGAAGTTCAGGCGTCGGACAATCGCCTCTTTGCTGGGCATCCCTTTCGCTTCCACCACCTGCTCACGGATGTACTTCATCCCAGGCAGATCGGCGTCCTGCAATGATGGGTTAGCCTTCGGCCAGCACGACTCGTCGGCAAACGGATCAT